GTGTCAAATGTCAAAAATTCCGCCATCAGAAGCTGCCTCCATTCGCGTTCGTGATTGTCGCCGCCGCCCACGCACCGTTGACCACGCGCAGGAATTTGCCGTTGTCGGCAGATGTTACGGCAACAGGCGCCATATAGTCTGTCCCAGCTTCAGCCTGTGCAAGATATCCGTCATTGCCCTTGATAAGTCCGGAGAAAGTGGTGGAAAGATTAGTTCCTATACTCGAATTCCTCCAGCCGCGTAACGCCCCGTGATAAGCCATCACTTGGCCCATTGTCGCGCCTGGAAGCGCAATTAGCGCACTTTCCGGAAGCCGTGTACGCCATACAGGATCTATATCTAATGCTGGGTGTCGCATCTCAATGGAGCGCATTCTGATGCCAGCTCTCGCAACAGTAAAGATTGCGTTCGCAATGTTGTTTGATTCAGCAGCATTTATAACGATTTCCGCCAGCGGGTAATATATCCCGTCATATTGCGCATAACACCGCTTCTGTTCCAGAATCGCGTTGCGAACCTCATCATATGTTTTGCTCGGTGTAAGCGTAATCGGACTGCTTTCATTGTCTTTTTCGTCTGCCGTGCAATCGATGATAAAAACATCTGCATAATCCGTGCCCGCTTTCGCTGCTGTAATGCCGCCCGCGCCGTCACCCTTCAGGATGCCGCTTGCCGTAATCTTGTTCTGCTTGGAAGACAGGGCACTTTTGATCTTGCCCCAAAAGTAGCTCAGGCCGGTATTGTCAAGATAGGCCATTTGTCCCTCCTTACGTGTCGGCGGTGATCGTGTCGATCTCCGTGTTCGTGATGGATACGATCTCGAACATTGCGCCCAGCGCGTCCCAGCCCTCGCCTGTCCAGGCGTAATTCATGCCGGTGTCCTCGACGTTCCAGACGTCGCCGACCTTATTCCCGCTCGTGGGAAGGGCAGAATATGTCGCCTTGCTGCCCTTGTACTTGTAAAGGCCGGTGATATCCGTCTTTTTGGCATAGTCGCTTGCCGCGCTGAAGGCTGCGAGCTTGCTGTAATCCGCAGCGGTCATAAGCCCGGGAGAACTGGCCGTAGCGGCCTCGTATTTCGTGTCCGTAAATACGGCGTCCGCCGGGACGTCCTTTTCCACGGTATGCCCGTTTACCTTCTGGGCGTCGTCGACTACGCCGTTGCCATCTTTGTCGTACACGCTCTTGAGCATATCACCGCCGCCCGCGCTGGCTACGGAGTCGTCGACGTATTTCTTCGTCGCGGCGTCCATGTCGGCGTTCGGGGCCGCGCCGAGCGTCAGCTTGCCGGTCAGCGTGCCGCCAGTCAGCGGCAGATACTTCGCTACAAGGGGCTTGATCTTGCTGTTCCAAAGATACAGCAGGCCGTCGTTGTCAAGGTATTTACTCATTTCAGCATCTCCTCAATTTCAGTATTCGTGATCCGCTCCGCTGCGGGCGGAATCGTGTTCAGTTTTTCTATCAGTCCTGTGATTGCTTTGATCGGGTGCTGGTCATCCGCGTCCCGGTTGGTCAGGGCTCTGTGGTCTGTCGTTCCGCCGGGGCCCGTCCGGACTGCGGCGTTAAATTCCACGCCGACCGCGCCCGGGGAGCCGAGGTCAAAATTGATCGGGCTCATCACAACACCGCCTTTGAAAGCGCGTGCGCAACGTCGATCTGCTTGATCTCCGAGCCAATCACGTCACCGCTCTTGAATTTCACGCGCACCTGCATCTGGCAGAGCTTCGGCAGGCGGAATGTTTCTTCCTGCGCCAGCGGGAAATAGAATTTCCCGTCCGCGTATGTGATCTGGCCTGGGTAATACTTCTGCAAATACAGAAGCGTCATTTCGATCTTCTCAATATCGTCAATCTCGACAGCCTGCCCGTTGTTCTTGACCGTGACGGCCAGGCTGTACGCATCGCCCTGTACCATGCTGCTCATACGTCTATTCCTCCATATCTTTCGTGGAATATCGCTCTAATTCTTCCGCGCTTTTCCTCTTCAAAATGTTTGCGATTTCCTCCTGCGTAAGCCACGGCAGCTTGCTCAGAATCGTTTCGTCGTCAAGGTAGCTCGCAGCAAGCAGCACCATCTGCGTCTGCTCCAGCTGGTTCACGATCTTCGAACGCGTAAATGTCGGATCATCGTCAATGCCGATCAGTGCAAAAAGCTGATACAGGAAATCACCGACGCAGTATTCGAATTCGTCGACTTTGTTATCCATCTGCTGGTATGCCGCCGTGATCTCAGTCGCAGTCTTTTGCCCGCCCTGTATTTTCGTGGTGTCCAGCATCTGAAAGTCCCTGTAAAGATCGTCGCTGAGTCTGCTCAGCAGCGCTTCCCGCGCCTCGACTGGAATCGTAAGCGTGTGGGCCTCCGCCTTTGCGCCGTCGTCGTCCACAAGGCCAACTCCGATCCTCCGCATAGTTTCTTTGAACCGCGCCATATCGATTTCGTCCATGCCGCCTGCGTTGGAGATCGTCCAGTAGATAATCGATGCGTCATCGACGGTATCCGCGAAACCGGATTTGATCAGATCGTAGCAATCGATTGCCTCTCGTTGGCCAACAAGCTCGGACTGCCGGGCGCGATTGCCGTACATGGGGATGATCGGGAATCCGGGGTAATTCTGATACTCCAAGATTTCTGTTCCGTCCACCTCAGACGAGGCTTCGACGGAGATATAGCCGCGTTTCGGGGCTAAAATCTCCATCTCTTTCCCGCTCCTGCGGATGAATTGTGTGAATCCGTCCGGCTCGTACAGTGTCGCTCGCAGCGGCTTGTTCGCCGCTACCTGCCAGAACCGAATACCGGCGCGAAGCGATCCGTTTTCCTCATCCAGCAGCGGCACAAATTCTAGGACCGTGAACACTTCCAAATGATCGAGGTTCCAGAAGCCATAGGCCACGCCGCCGACGAGCGCCGAGCGCGCCAACTCCTGAATCTGATTGTCAAATTTTCTGCCGAGCCGCTTCTTGTTCTCTGCATTTTTCAGTGTCACGCCGTTACTAAGCAGATACTGTGTTTCCTGCCGCATGAAAATCGGAAAGAATGCGCTGCGGAGCTTGTAATTTGCGCTATAGTTGTCCGGGATAGCCTTCCCGGACAGCGTATAAAGCAGCTTCTGCACGGTAATGATGGTAACATTTCGGTGCTCGTCGTATTCCCGCGCAATTTTTGCCTGCTGGTACAAATCCGAGTTTTTATGATCGTTGATTGCCGCCAGAACAAATTCCATTCTGTCCCGATCCGATTTCTCGGCAACCTCTAAAAAATCCTGATATGTTTTCATGCTTCACCTTCTTATCTCGCCAGCTCCGGCACGAAGATATGTTCCTTAAACGCCTTTTTCAGCACTGTCATCGCCATATAGCGAACCTCATCCATCGCGTGATCGTTTTCCTTTACAACGCGGTCGACTTCGCTTTTTTCGTCCCAACGATACAGGCCGAACTCCCGGATTGTATTCTCGCAGCTTTCATGAATCTTGATTTTTCCATTTCGCAAAAAATCAGACACAGTTCGGATTCCATTCATAACGTCATTGTCTGCGTGCCTGACCTTAAATCTGCCTCGCCTGCGAAGCGCCTCGTTAAAAGACGCCGCTGACGGATCAACGACAACTGCCCGAATCGTTTTTTCTCCGGCCAGCCTCTCGACCATATCGCAGTATTCCTCATCGGTCTTCTGCGCCCTTGTCTCGCGTCCGCTGTAATAGATTTCTGCAATGCGCACAGCGGACCTCTTCCCAACACACCATAACCCGGCAGAAAACGGGTTCAGCGTGCCATAGTCTATAGATATATAATAATCTCCGGTGTCCGGGATCTCCTGCGTGATGCAGTCATCTCCAAACATCGGATATACCAGTCCTTCGGCACGTACCCAGAGGCCGAGAATGTAGCGGTCGTAATAAACCGTCCCTTCGTATTCTTTTTTCAGATTTTCTTTAAAAGATTCCGGCAGGAACGGATTGTCGTCTATTGTGTATGTCTGGCTGAAAATGTCCGCGTTGCTATCAAGGAATTTTTTCAGCCAGTGGTCAGGATATTGCGGATTGAACGTCCCATCAAAACAGGAGTATTCCTTATCAAGACGGCTTTTTAGCAGCGCGAATACTTCTTCCGACCAGTCAGCAACTTCGTCCCCATAGCAATATTTAATCGACGCACCGCGAATCTTGGACACTTGGGAAACCTTCTCGGCGCCGAGGCAGTAACATTTCTCTCCGAATATCCATGCCGTATTGTCGCTTGAGATCGTGCCGACAAGCTCGTCCCCGTAAATGTTCCGCATCGGCTCCAGCACATTTCGCTCAATCGTGGATTTTGTTACGCCGAGAATGACGGCCAGACCATCTTTTCCGATTCGCTCACGAATCCGGATCGGTATGATCCATCGAAAATCGAGGTAAGTCTTCCCGCTTCTGGTGGCTCCGCCCTTGAAGTTCCATCGATGCGTCCCGTATTTTACAAATTCACGTTGTTTCGGACTTAACAGCATCTTGGAACTCCTTCAGCATCGAATCAAGCTTCTCCATTGTCGTCCTGTTGCGGTCGGAAGCAGCTGCGTAGCGTTTCATAAGACTGTCACCGGCTTTCAGCCGGTCGGACAGCGATGCGTCCATGCCGAACTGGTCTTTGACCTCCCCGCGCATGATCGCAGTGTAAAATTTCAGAATTTCGTTAGAATCTGCGACAAGTGCAGCCTCTTGTTCGTCCAGCCTGCGCTTTATATACGCAGAAATAGCTGGTTTTGATAGGTTTTCTGCCGCAATCACTCTGCATGATGTTTCTTTGTACCCGGCCTTTTTCGCTGCTTCTGTCGCGTTCCCGGATTTCAGATATTCTTCGCAGAATCGTCTCTGCTTCGGCGTAAGTTTTTCATCCGCCATCGCTGTAAAGGCTTGCCAGCAGCTTCACCACATCCGCGATCTGGTAAGTTTCCAGCAAAGTGACATTCTTCGGTTTTTCATCAGGTCGATATTCGTAAACCATGTATTTCGTCACCATCCTGTCATTTTTCGCGGAATAGGTCTGCATTTGATTGATTTTTATTTTGATTCCGTGGTACAAGAGCGCTGTTTGCAGCTTGTGTGCAAGGGCGCGCAAACTCGCCATAGCCGCTCCTTTCTGCCTCATTCTTTCGTTCTCGTGTCTCCGTGTGTGAATAAATATATTTATTCACACCGGAGAACACGAGAACAGGAGGAGGAGGTTTCCGCAGAACGCTGCGGTGCCGATGAAGAAGAGCGTAGAGTTGATCTCTACGCCCTTATAGTAAATGTTAAATTTGGCTCTGGGACGCAGACTTTTTCATAAAAGCCCTCTTTTTTGCCCCACAAGGCGAATAAATTGCCTGTGCCACTCCTGCGCGGTGCGCTCCGAGACGTAGCACGCAAGCGCAGCCCCCTGAAGCGTGTGCGTCCGCTTCCAAAGAACCAAATCTATGAGCCGGAGTCGCTCCGCGCCGTCAACGAGTCGTTCCGTCTCTGCGATTGCATCCTCAACGGCAGCGCGCTCGGCCCTCGTCATCAGCCCGCCGCCCTTATAGCTGCGAATCATCCATTTTGCATAGGCCCACCAGCCGTATCGCGGCGTGCTCATTTGAAAACTCCCGCGTCTTCATCGTCGTACTTTGCACCCTTAATCTGTTCCATCGTCTACGCCCTCCATCATGGCCTTGATTTCTGCTGCATTTGCCTTAATAATGTCCAGCACGATCTCGCTCTGGATATGGTGGGCAAACACGGCCTTGTCCTGTGCGTCCGCATTGTAGTAGCCCGTAAGCGTATTGCCCGCTTCCGTTTTTGCCACAATCGCGATTGCAAGCGGCTTGGATTTATAGAGCGCTTGCAACGCCTTTTCCAGCCACGCCGCATATTCCTGCTCTGTGATCCCGCCCATCAGTAATGTTGCCTCCCTTCACGTCTTGCGCGGTTCGCATCGTGCAGCGTCCGCATACAGCCCCGTGTTGTTGCATATCTCGCTGCGTCCTTCGATTGCTCCTGCTTGTATCTGTCCGCCTCCCGGCGGAATGCTATGTATCGGGTGCAGTCCGTGTGACAGCCGGTGTGCCTGTCCGCGCAGCCCTTACACGGAGCCTGCACCGGTGTAAGCCCTAGATTTCCCTGCATTCGTCCACCCTCACACATACGCGCTTGCCGTTTACCGCAACGACATAGCCAGTCCGGTTTGTCCTGTATTTGTATTTCTCGGCGGGATACACCCGCCCGCAGACAGGCCGCATTTCTGGATATACCGGGATCGAGCACGTGATCAGGATCCGCACGCGCTCCGCCCGGCCCATCACAGCGTCCCTATGTGCCGTCCATGCGCACGCCTCGCTGCAAAAATTGTATTTTGCCTTGTACTTCGACGGTGCGCGCATAAACGTCTTCCCGCAGGCATCGCACGTCAGCTGCATCGGCGGTCTTGGCGGCTTACGCTGCATCTTGCTCATAGCTTTACCCCCTTGATGTACTTATCGAAATACGTCACGGCGACCGCCATCGCCGCCCACATATCCGCCGAGAAGCCGTAGAAGAAGCCGGGATTCTTCTTTGTGCCCTTGCCGAAATTCGGCTGGCCGGGCGCATAGCGGTCAACGAGGGCCTGCCGGATGTTGGCATCTTTGGCAGATAGTGAACCGCACAGATCCAGCTTTTCTTCCCGGCGGTAGATCCTCTTCGGCTCATATCCGCCCGACCTCAACGCGATTTCCCAGAATCGCCCGACCCAGACGCAGGTGTCGAACACCTCTTGTCCGACCGTCATGCCCATGCCCGCGATCATCTCGATTGCAACGTCTATGCAGTTCGCATAAAGCTTCCGATCCAGCATATCAGTCACTGCCGGGTTCTCGATCTTCCCGGCCTCCAGCACGCGGCGAATTTCTTCGCCGTCGTGCTCGACCATCACATAGCCGGATTGAATATTGCCGGGGTCAATCGCCAGAATTGTGCCCATCGAGCCACCTCCTTTGTTCAAAGTCCTTGCATTCCTCTCCGGAAAAGTACATCCGTTCAAATTCCTTCTCCGAGAACCGTTCGGCCTTGTGCTTCAAACACCGGTACGGATAAACGTAGTTCTTTCTGTATTCCAGGTTCTTGCAGGTCAAGCAGCAATCCTGCATCAGCTTCCCTCCTTTCGCGCTCCCACGAGCAAACCGCAGTCCGCTCATTCGGCAGCTCCATCCATCTTCGCCCCGCATAGTCTGCAATAATAGCTGTCGTTAGATTCTGCGTTGCCGCATTCACTACAAGTGAATACACCGTCTTCATGGTGAATCCACCGCCCATGTCGCACCACCGCAACGTCGGCGGCGGGCGCGTTTCTTATCTCTCTTAGTGCAACTGAATACGCATAATGCTCACCAGATTCTTCCGTGGTGTGCTTCTCGTAACACTTCATCCGCGCAACTAAACTGCTCCTATTAAGATACTCAGCGGTCATTTAAGAAGTCCCTCCTCAGAGTCATCTGCTTTTCTTCAATGATGGCAATAGCTACGTCACGAGCTATATATTCACTCAAGCGTCACGCCTCCCGTATTTGTCTGATATTCTCCGTAGCTGCAGAAATCCTGCCCGTTTGTATCAATATCGTGCTCGAAACAGTGTCCGTTCGGGCTGTCGGCAATGCCAACGTTTCTTTTCCAGGCGTCGCAGTCCTTGCACCGCACCACCTCCGCAACGTCGGCGGCGGGCATATCTGAGATGGATTGCAAGTTTTTTGCGCTGCACCCGTCCTGCATTGGTTTCATAAGTGCCGCTTCGCGGCTGATATAATCACCCGCCATGCCGCACCTCCACGCCTGCCATTTCAAGCAACCCGTAAATGTCCGCTTCATCGCTGTTCGCGAGGAAATTGTCATTTTCGTCGTAGTAGTTGTACGCCGTGTATGCTCTGGCTTGGATTCCGGCGTATTTCTTAAGCAGTTTATTCGCCCCCTCAATTCCAAACGTGCAGGCATCTTCCAGCTCTTCCATCTGCGATTTTGAGATAAACTTAGCCATCATTTACCCTCCGGTTCCATGCCTCAACCGCTTCAATGTATGCGTTCGTGTTCCATGCTGTTTTCAGGGCAACGGATGTCCCGCATTTCCTGCACTTTACATTGAGCGTCATAATCTTTTTCCCGAAATTACACGAACCGCCTGTTTCTTCTACGTCACCGCCGCAGAACGGGCACGGTTTCAGTTCAGCCATCCTTCTTGCCCTCCGTTTCCTCGGCGGAATTGTGCGTCAGCACCCACAGCTCCCCGGCTCTCTTGAGCCAGTAGAGCCAGTCCGCCATAATTGCATCAATCACCGCAGCCGCCTTGTCATGTGGCATGGCGAGAATCGCCTCCGAGGAAAGCTCCGTCGTATTATCTTCCATCACGGATTCATACAAGCGGCTACGGATTGGGATTCTGCAATACTTTTCCTGTCCATCAATTGTCCCACGGATTACTCCCTGGTTGCTCATGCCTTTCCCTCCATTTCCTGCAAAGCCTTCTCGGCTTCTTCTCGGGTTAAAAATACGGTTTTGCCGATGTCCTCCGGCCTGATCGTGCCGAGCCCTAGCGTATTCAGCACGGTTCGCCCGTTCAGCGTGCTCACATCCGATACGGTAAAACTATATACCCGCTTAACCGGGTGATTGCAGTACGTCCACAGTTCATCTCCCTGCCTGCACGGCAGCACCACCACGCGCCCGTCCTTGTCTGCCTCGGCAAGCTCGCGGAGGCGATTTGGGATTTTTCCTTTGGCTCCATCCAGTGTCCCGACATAATACGCCATACTGCTTTTAACCGTCTCGTAGCACTCACAGCCAGTGGCGCTACGCTGTGCCATCGGCTCGCCGCATTGTCTGGAGCACGCAAAAAAATGGATGCACTCTTCACAAGCTCTTTCAAGATTTTCTTTAGGTGGCATTATTCCCCTCCGGCGCTTCCGGCAGCGGCATCCAGTGGGTGACCTCCACGTTTTGCCCCCATGTATCAAACCATTCGCCGTATGCGTAATTTGCAATGAGTGCATCCCCGTCAGCATTTAGCGCAAGCTGCGGCATATCATACTCTGGCGTTTTTCTGTCACGGAAATCCACCGCTTCTTCTCCCGCAGCGCCGCGTTCTCGGCGGTCAGACGCTCGATGAGGTCGGCTGCATCCGTGCTGAGCCTGTCGGCATCACACCCGAACCACTTCCGGAAATATCCGCACTTCAGGCAATCTCTGTCCGTTGCACTGCATACCGTAGATATGCACCGCAGCGCCTGCACGATTTCCTTTTCCTTGTCTGTCATAGCGCGTCCTCCTCCATTTCTTCAAGAACCATTTGTCCCGGCAGTACGCCGTCCTCCATCCACCAGTGCATCACGTCCTCGCCCGTCTGCCAGTCGCAGGGCAGCCCCCGCGTCTGCCGTTCTGCAAGCATCCTGTCAAACGCTCGGACATACGCTGCTTTGATCTTTGGGTAACGCGCGAACTGCACCTTCCGGTGCTTGCCTGCCATTGGGCATCCGATACAGCCCACACGTTCGAACCCGCAGGCGTAAAGCGGATTCATCGAGATCTTTTCTGCCGTGCAGTAATCCCAGATGTCAGCATCCTGCCAGTCAATGATTGCATTGATCGTCCGCGTCCCCTTGAGCTGGCAGTTTTCCATCATCATTCGGCTTTCGTCGTTGTCATTCATCAGTATCAACCGCTTGGATTTTTCCCTGTGCAGGGTCTCCATAACGCCGCGGGATTTGCGCTTTTGCGATTCCTCCCAGCGGACGCCGGTCGCGATCCACCTGCCACGTCCGCTGGTCTCTTTGAGCGCCGCGCAGCAGTAGCGCATAATGCGTGTCGGCGGCACCAGCTTCAGCGGGATTAGTCGCCACATGGTCATGTACGTCCCATCCGGCTGCTTGTGCTTATCGATATCGCACGGTACGCCCGCCAGCTCCAGCCTTCGGAATGTTTCCCGCACATGCCAGACGGTCTCCGGCGCATCAGCTGTCGTCAGCGAGTGCAGCACCTCATACGGGATTCCTGCCGCGCCCGCCAGATGCAGCAGCACGTCCGAGTCCTTGCCACCGGAGTACGTAATCACAAGTGGCTGCTTGTACAGCCGCAGGCTCATATCCGAAGTCATCCGTAGCCGTTCAATCGCGGTTTGTTCTAAGTCCATTGCCGTCCTCCCTCCCCGGCGTAAGCTTGGCCAGCATGATCTGGCCCAGATCCGCCACATACACCAGCCGCCCGCGGCTATACACCATCAACTTGTCGCCCTGGATTTCCATCCGGTCTGCCTCGATGTTCGTCAGATCGTGGCAGCAATCGCAAACAAATCTCATGTCTTGTCCCCCTTGTTTTCCGCAAGCATTCGCTCGACCGCCTCCAGCTGGAACGCATCAAGTTCGTCCCCGTGGCGCTGCACGCCTTGCTGCAATCGGGCAGCGCCCTTTGACACCGGCCCCATCACCCTGTCCACAGCTGCACGCTCTAACGGATTCAGTTCGTCATGGTGTCCCTGCACGCCGTAGCCGGGCTTTGCAGCGCGGCCGAGCGCCGCAGGGCGTGTGCTGGCCTCTTTCAGCCAGTCAAACACGATCCCCTTGTAATTTGCGGCCATAGAGCGGGTTATCACGTCGATCATTGCAGCCTCGCCATATTCCTCTGCGGCTTTCGTGATCTGTGTGACAAGGCTTTGCAGGCCAACAGGCTTATACTCCTCCCGTCGTTCGCCCTTGTACGCCACCCATTTTTCAACTGCTTCGCGCAGCGTGGGGGGAAGGGGGGAAAGAATACTGTCCATGTCCTTGTCCTTGTCCTTTTCCTTTTCCTTTGTCCTTTTCCTTTGTCCATAGCTTTTTTTGCTTTCCTCGGAAAGCATTTGCTTTTTTTGCTTTTCGTTGCTTTCGTCAAAAGCATTTGCTTTTTCGGATTCAGGCCGACCGCCCTGCTTTCCTGCCTCGCTTCTGGACGCGGAGACGGCTTTTTGCGCCGCTACGGATTCGTCAATGTCCCGTCGAATCGCAGGCCAAATGAAACGTTCACTCCCGCTGAACTCTGGCTCTGCTCCCGACTCGCGATAATCCATCGCAGCCAGCACCAAGCGCCCCACCTCAGCAGCACTGTACGCCTCGAAATAGCTCCTGTAACTCAGCCACAGCTTGACGTATTCCTTTTTATCTCCCATCCGTCAGCCCTCAGAACGGCAGGTCGTCGTCGCTTTCGTCAAGCTGTTTGAACTCCTCTGCGCTGGCCGGTGCAGCCGTTACAAAGGATTCTGCCTTGCTGGGCTTGAGATACCGGATACAGTCGCGCGTCACACCGTCATTGCCCTCAAACGGCTCCATGTGCAAAATGCAGTTGCGGCCTATCAGATCGTCAAGTTCAAAATCTGTGCCCGGCTCAATGCCAAGCGCGTTTGCATACTTGCCGATCTTGTCAGCGTCGTACTCGCCGGTGTCGCGGTCGGGCCAGAAGTTCTTGAAGATGTGCTTCTTCTGGTATTCCTGCTCGACGTCCTCACGGACAACGAAATCGAACTTGATGCACTCATTTCCGTTCTTCGTTACGCTGTAGCCGCACGATTTCAAATAGCACTCATAGTCGCCAGCCTTCATCAGGCCGCCATCATTCTTTACTGCCTTAAATCCCATCTACTTTGTCCATCCTTTCAGTGTTCATTTCCCAATGTGTAAAATAATCGTTGATATATCCATTTGCCAAAAGCCAGTTGATAAAGTGGGAGATCGTATCTTCGATAGGCTCGAAATCGCCGCGTCGGTATGTTTCCGCGTAGGTGCTTGTTCCGTCGAAGATCAGATATGTAAATTTCGACGCGCCGGGTAGCAGATGCAGATACATCGGGTGCTGCGGGCTGTGCAGGTACTTGCCGTATTCGTACCGCTGTACACGCTTGATATCGTAGATGATTCCGGCCTTTACGTAGTCGCAGACGCCGTATAACTGGAAATCCAAGCCCGCCACACGAAGCCGTCCGGCAACCGGCACTTGCGGTTGACCTCCTGTACAGATACGGGAAAACTTTGCTACAGCCCGGTCGTATTTCTCGCTGACAGGCTCAATTGGTACGCCAGCAACCGTGCTGTTGATCGCCGCCTCGAAGTCAATGCCAGCCTGCATCGCCTGCGTTGTTTCCTTCTCTTCACGCCGAAGCGTGGAGAGGAAGGAGGACAGCGCCGCGTCCGCATACGCATCATCCGCATCAAGAAAGTGCTTCCAGCTGCTCAGCAGGCTTTGTGTCAACCAATACATAGGCCCCAGCCTCCTTATCGTATTTCAGCCCAAGCTCTTTGCATTTGCGCTTGAATTCTGCGCCGAGTTCTGCCGCGCTCGTCAGCGCGTGCTCGATCTTTGCAAGCCCTTCTCGTGCTTTGAGCGCTGTTTCGGGGTCGCCGACAAGGGCGATAAAGGCGCGCCCGGATTTCATTGCTGCGTCGTAGGCTGCTTTCTCACCGTTGTAGATTGCGGCCTGCGCATTGATATCCTCCTGCGCCTTACGGAACAGATCTGTTAGGAACGTGGACTTCTGGCCGGGCTTGAGTTCCGGCAGCTGCATCACGCCGCGCACACCGAAGCAGCCTTTTGCAAAGTATTCGTCTGTCGGTGTAAAGCCGATCATGCGCTTGTTGCCCATCATGAACATATAGCCGCCGAAGTCCGCAGGCGTCCAGACGATATCTTTTGCGCCGCCCTCGCAGGAAAGGCGCGTCTGGATGGTGTCGCCCTTCTGCTGTTCCGTCGTGTGGAACACCACGATCAAATGCTTCCTGTCCTTTGCGCGGATCTGGTAACACAGCCGGTCGAACTCGGATTTGATCACGCCGTACATGGCGCGCCCATCCTTCGTGGCCTTGCTGTCCTGCTTCTTTGCCCAGTCCTTCATCAGCTGTACCAGCATACCGCCGGTATCGATCACGACGGACTCAGCCGCCTTGTATTCGTCGGAGTCCATATCGCCAAGCATTTCTTCGTAGGATTCCACCACAGACGTCACGCCGCGCTGCTCCGGCCTGACGCGGGCAATGCCATTGTCCGTGTCGAACAGAAACGGCTTCGGGGCCGAAAGGGCCAGTGTCGTCTTGCCCAATCCGGGCTGCCCGGAAATGATGCACATGAATTTCTTGTTGCTGAAATCCAGTTCAGCGGGTTTCTTGATTGCCATTTACCTTACCTCCTCAAATTCACCGTTCTTCAGCCGATACCAGGTATCGGCCTTGATCTTCTCGCCGTCGACAATTGCCGCCTTGACAGCAATAATCGGATGTGCCTCCCCGTCCCATTCGCCGCGCTCGACACAGCAGATCGCGCAGCCAAGAGCACCCATTGCTTTACACTCATATCCAGCTGCAAGAGCAACACCGGCTTTGCCCGTGGCGGAGGCCGCGCCCCGATCGCCTGTGGCCGATGCTGCGCCCTGATCGCCTGTGGCCGAGGCCGCGCCCTGATCGCCTGTGGCCGATGCCGCGCCCCGATCGCCTGTGGCGGAGGCCGCGCCCTGATAGCCTGTGGCCGAGGCCGCGCCCCGATTGCCTGTGGCCGAGGCTGCGCCCCGATAGCCTGTGGCCGATGCTGCGCCCTGATCGCCTGTGGCCGAGGCCGCGCCCTGATCGCCTGTGGCCGATGCCGCGCCCCGATCGCCTGTGGCGGAGGCCGCGCCCTGATAGCCTGTGGCCGAGGCCGCGCCCTGATAGCCTGTGGCGGAGGCCGCGCCCCGATTGCCTGTGGCCGAGGCTGCGCCCTGATAGCCTGTGGCCGATGCTGCGCCCCGATAGCCTGTGGCGGAGGCCGCGCCCTGATAGCCTGTGGCGGAGGCCGCGCCCTGATTGCCTGTGGCGGAGGCTGCGCCCCGATTGCCTGTGGCGGAGGCCGCGCCCTGATTGCCTGTGGCGGAGGCTGCGCCCTGATAGCCTGTGGCGGAGGCCGCGCCCTGATCGCCTGTGGCGGAGGCCGCGCCCTGATAGCCTGTGGCGGAGGCCGCGCCCTGATAGCCCGTGGCGGAGGCCGCGCCCCGATCGCCTGTGGCCGAGGCCGCGCCCTGATCGCCTGTGGCCGATGCTGCGCCCTGATAGCCTGTGGCGGAGGCCGCGCCCTGATAGCCTGTGGCCGAGGCTGCGCCCTGATAGCCTGTGGCGGAGGCCGCGCCCCGATCGCCTGTGGCCGAGGCTGCGCCCCGATAGCCTGTGGCCGATGCTGCGCCCTGATTGCCTGTGGCCGATGCTGCGCCCTGATTGCCTGTGGCATGATTCTCTTTTTCGGCGTTTGCGCGCTTGATCGCGTCCTCAAATCCGATTTGGTTCTTGACATATTCGATCTGCGCTTTCACGAGGCCGGGAACGCCAATCTCAGCTTTCAACGTCATTTTTTTCGCGACGATTTTACTATCATCCGATTCACGCTCGTCAGTTACTTCTTCGGCATCTGCCTCAAAGTACCGGCTTGCATTCGGTGCGTAGTGGTTCAACACATCGATAGGCTGCTCGCACGCGTGCAAACCTTCTTTGCATAGGTGCGGTTCACCGTCAAAAACAGCGGTTTCGCCCAGCTTGTATTGAAACCCGCGGCACTTCATATCCTTATCCGTGCCTTTATAAACTTTCATGTTGATCCTCCTGTTTCATCTTTCCCACCAGCCACAGCGGCGGGAACAAATAACGGTCTTCGTCCTCCGGCTCGTCCGGCTCGTACTCCGGCTCCGGAATGCTCAAGTACAGGTTTTCGCCGTCATATGCCATTCCGGCTCACCTCCTGGCGGATCAGCGCTTCACAGAAGCTCTGAACCGTAGAATAGCCCAGCTTTTTCAGAAGCCTGTCCAGCTTCTTAGCCTGATCATCCGTCAGCCGGAAATAATACCGGTTCGTCTTCTTCCTGCGCTCAACGCGGTTCTTTGGCGCGTCCATCGCCTTGATCGCCGCCGCTGCGTCGGGTTCTAGCCTGACACCGTATTTCTCCGGGTGTTCGCATTGCGAAAGCAGAACCTTATTAAACTTCGGGTAGTCGGCCCGATGTACCGCGTCGACGCAGGCTTTCGCACCATGTCGGACGCGGGAATCCGTTAAACTTGACATAGGTTCCTTTCTGCCCTATAATGAGGGCGACAATCGTTTTCCTTTCGGCCTCTGTCGCGTTGCCGCGCGGCAGGGGTCATTTCTTTATGCCAGCCCGTACAGCAGCGCTACGAGCGCGACGAAGCCAGTCACGACGCATTCATACGTCATTTCCGCCGTCCCGGCCATTGCGGCCAAGATCATTGCTGCGCCGCTCACCCAAAGGCACAGGCCCTTGACGATCCGCCGCGCCGCCTTGCGGGCCTCCGCTTCTTCCCGCAGCCGCTCCCGGCGCTCCTCAGTCGTTTCCTCCGGCTCATACCCGAGCCGCTCTGCAAGATTGGTTCTCATTCTGCTAACTCCTTCCTCCATACCGGGCTGTCCTCTCGGTTCACGCAGTAGCGCATGGTTTCCTTGAATTCCTCTCCTATTCCCCGCTGGCAGAACGCGGCATAAAATATGTTCAGGATTCGCGCGGCAGCAGCGCTCAGTTCCAGCGCGCTGCCGGATAGCGCAGATACCGTTTTTTTGCCGTCCATGCCGATCTCGACGTGTACCTTCCCGTTATCCATTGGTTTTCTCCTTCGCCTCCTGCATCCGCCTGACGAGCCGCGCCAGACGGGCGTTTTGTGTAACGAGCTTCTGCGCGTCCAGATCCAGTCCCTTTCGCTTCAGCCCGCCGATGATCTGCGCTACCTGGCACTCACACACCAGCGCCGCCTCAATCAGATCATGCAGCTCCTGCGCATCCAGCGTCAGGGTGTAGGTCTTCACTTCCGCCATGTTGCATCCTCCTTCTGTCCTCTCCTTTTTCGATTTCTGTTCGTTGCTTCGCAATTCGTTGCCGCTGCTTGGCGTTGCCCTGCTTGGCCTTTCCCCTGCTTTGCATTCGTTGCTGCGCCGTAGCTGCGCGTAGCCTTCGATGATTTGCCATGCCCCTGCATTGCTGGGCTATTCATTCCTTGCCTTTGCCGTTCTTTGCCACACTAAGCCAAGCCATTGCAGTTCATTGTATTCCTGAGCGTTTCCATGCTTTTCCTTTGCTGCGCCTATCACCGCTAAACACTGCCGTTGCGCATCTACGCCCATCGGTACGAAGCAATTCCGTTGCCGTTCACCGCTGCTCTCAGCGACGCGCTTCCCTCGCAAGTCCCTGCGTGGCCTCACCCTTGCACTTAACCATTCAGAACCTCGTAGGTAAATCTGCCCTTGCCGGAGTTCCGCCACTGGCCGATGCCGCGTAGGCGGCCATACTCCAGCCATTCCAGGACTGCTTCCTTGTGCGCCTTTTCGTCGAGCATCACGATTTCAAGCTCGATGGAGCTGCCTGCCGGGATTTCCTCGGAGTTCGCAAGGCTGACGCGCTCCCCCTGTGCGGTCTGTGCACGAAGCGGCCTCTGACATTCTCCGACCTCGCCGTTGACCTCAATGGGAATCATGCGCGGCTCCACAAAGATCAGGCCGTCGATGATCTTCTTATAGGCTTTCAGCGCACTGGATTTCTTGGATTTCACGCGGGCAAGCATACCGCAGGCGTCCTTGAAAAAGCCTTTGACCTGATAATCGTACAGAATCGGCTGTCCGTCGGTACGCGGGAAAACGGTTTTTCCCTTTTCGGCGACAGCGTCCGCGCCCAGCGCTGCAATCTCATCCTCAATCGTGCTTGCGTCCGGGGCCTTGCTTGCGATAAAGTCACGCGCAATGTTCTCGTTGCTCGGCCATGTGCCAAGAACCGGCTCCAAAAATGTTAATCTGACTTTCATTTGTTCCTCCTCATGCTCCGAGAAACCGCAAAAACGGCTCTCTCGGGATCTTCACTCTGTGCTCGCTTGTGCAGCAGACCGGGAAGCCCAGCTTTTCAGGCCGTTCCCTCGCCATCAAGCGAAGCCATTGCGGGTCACAGCCGAGCACCTGCGCCGCCTCGCTTGCGAGGATTGTTGGCTTTGTCATTGCCCGGATATCGTCCAGCGTCATTTTTCCTCCTTTCTTCGTTCGATGACGGCCTTAACCGCGCCTTCCAAGCGCTTCCTCGCACCCGGCGGATTTCTTTTCCCGTTCAAGATCAAGGACAGATAGCCTTTTGTAAGTCCAAGCTCTGCGGCAAGATCGTCGTATGAAACACGCGCATTGTGCATTTTCCCGATCAGTACGCCTGTCCATTTTTCAGGCATATACACACCTCCATTCTGTTAAAATTGTTGACTGCAACGCCCCGGACGTGCTATACTGCCATTAGCCCTTTTAGGTAAATTCAGGAGGTGGTTGTCATGACCAAACTTTTGAACTTGCCAGTTCCAGACCAAAGAAACGGCGTGATGCGTTAGGGCAAGGGGCAGCGCCAGAACTGCCAAAGTGAGCGGCGCGTCATAGAAGCGTAAGTTCGTTTTGTGTCAGGATGGCATTGCCAAGCCGGTGGAAAGAACTCTACCAATTCGGACGGATGCGAAGTAATGCAGACGACCATCCTGTGCAGCGCGTTCTGGTAAACAACTCTGGGGGAAACCGCTCGTGAACGAACCACGGGCGGCTTTTCTTTTCGCCGCAGTCAACTTTTGAAATTTGTTGTTGAAATTGTTTACTGTTTGTGCTACTATGAATTTGCGAGAAACACATTAGCATTGGCGCAAGCGTTGATTTGCTTGGGTCTTGTCTGTTGCAAACTTTTTCAACCACAAGGCAATAATACATCAAACATTCTCAACTGTCAACCGCTATTTGCAAACTAATTCAACTTTCGTCGTATTTAACAATTCCAGAGGTGTATTATTGTGTTTTATGACAACTTTGTTGCGCTTTGCGCTTCTGTAAACAAAACCCCTGCATACGTTGGCCGAGAACTCGGAATTGACAAATCAACAATAAGCTGTTGGAAAGCGCGGAAGACAAAACCCTCTGACGTAAATGCGCAAAAAATCGCCGACTACTTCGGCGTAACAGTAGAAGAACTGATGGGCAAAGGCATAAAAAAAGAGCGCCCCGCCGATGGCGAAGCGCTTATTCGTGACTTGCCGGAGGATATCCAGCAGATTATTCGGATTTGCATGAATCGTCCCGAGCTTGCATCCGCTCTATTAAATCTTGCGAAGCAGATAGAAAAAGATTGAGTTTTTCGGGCGTGAATCTTGATATAGTTTCCACCAATTCCTTGATTGTCACGGCTTCTTTTTCGTTCATTTCAGTTCCTATCTCCATTCTTCCAAATTCCGACGTTTATTTTTGTGCAGCTTCTACATTGCGGTTGCTGGTTCTAAGTGGTAATATGTAATTGTTTACAAACCATATAAGGAGTGCCGCATTGATGACTAAAAATGAATATATTGTGCAGTGCCCAAGATGCGGGGCAGAGTTCCCGGAACGGGAGAAGTTCTGCCCGCACTGTGACACGCCGAACCGGAAGATGATCTGCCGCTCCTGCGGCGCTCAGATCAACGCCAGTGAACGCGTTTGCAAGGTATGCGGCGCAAAAAACAGGAGAAAAACCGGCTCTTCGAGGAATTTTATTCTGATCGGAGCCACCGTATTGGCCGCTCTCGGCATCTTGCTCTTTCCGAAGCAGCCTAAGCAGGCGGATCAGCCGCCCGCACAGGCACAGGAGGCGGTTTCCCAGACGCCGGAAACGCCCGAACAGGCCATCGCGCAGGATGCACCTGAACAATCTTCGCAATCCTTCAACGTGGAAAAGCACTCCGGGACGTTGTTCAGCGGCGGGACAGTCGAAATCACAATTCCGTCCGACTACATAGGCGAAGACGTCACGCAGGATGAGCTTGATGCAAAAGTCGAGCAAGCAGACGGCTTTAAATCCGCCACGCTGAATGCAGACGGCTCCGTCACATATATCATGACGGAGGCCTGCCATAAAAAACTAATGCAGGATATGGCACAGCAGCTTGACAGCAGCCTTGCCGATATGGTAGGCTCTGAGGACTACCCGAACGTCACTGCGATTGACGCCGCAGACGACTACACAAAATTCACCGTCACGCTGTCTTCTGACACTGTAAGCTTCCAGGAATCTATCATGGCGCTTGCATTTTATATGAGCGGCGGCCTGTACCACTATTTCAGCACGGGCGAGCCGGTTGATAATATCAATGTCCGCTTTATAGATCAGTCCGGCAATCTCTTGCAGGAAGCGAATTCAAAGGATGTCAATCCCGACGCGCTCTCTTCTGACGTCAATTCCGACGTCAGCGAGGCAGACCCCCATATGGAAACTACTTCTCCAGATCCTTCTCAGGGTAAGTCCGCTGGAAAATTCGTCGCAAGCAAGGATAGCGACAAATTCCACAAACCGAGTTGCCGATGGGCCAAAAAGATACTAAGTGAAAACGAAATCTGGTTCGATTCCTCTGACGACGCCATCGCCGCCGGATACGGCGCTTGCGGCACTTGCAATCCAAGATGATTCAGATCAATGCAGCACGCGCGGCCCACGGCGTTCTTCCTGCTCCCGGCCTATGTCGGCGACGCAGGAAAAGAGAAGCGGCACGCCCTTGATGTAGTCAACGCTGACGCTATGCACATCTGTCAGCTTCGCACCGTCTACTGTTACGTCCACTTTCCCGTTGTTTACCCGGATGTTGATGCACTCCATATTTTTTCCTCCTGACATTTATTATAGAACGATTGTTCTAAAAAGCAACATGGCATTATAAACAAACAGATCGCATTATTTTTGGGAATCAGGAATCCGATGGTGTACAGTTTATGGGACTGATGATTTGATATAATATTCGGTTTGACCGGCCCCATCGTATCTGGAACATACGGTGGGGCCATTTCAGCAGATGCAGGGCTTAGGAACTATCTGCTACGTTTTCATTGTACCAGATAATGTTTGTAAAAAAAGCCCGAGTTTTGCGTTTTCTTCTCATAGTTTGCGTTTTAACACGGAGACTGTAAGAAATAACAATACAATCTGCGATTGGAGGCGCACCAATGTCCGCAATACAGGAACTCGCGCCGTTTATCGGCGCGTATCATGGGAAAATCAGAAATGCGAAAGATCACAGCGGAATGACGCTGGAGGAGCTGTCGGAAAAGTCCGGAGTTTCCTTCTCCACCGTGAGCCGATTATATGCTGGAACACAAGCGGATCCACGGCTTTATAACTCGGCCGCAATATGTAAAGTGCTTGGTCTGTCGCTAGACGAGCTGTTCGGCCTTGAAAATCCAGTCGGAAGCCCGGAAAAGCTGACCAAGCAGATCCATCATGTCGAGCTTGAAAACGCCAAGCTGGAGGCAACAACAGCCCTGCAGAGCGCACAGATAAGATCCACGCATACAATGTGTTACGTTCTCGCCCTGTTTTGTATGCTGCTCTCCTTTTCTCTGATTGCCTGCCTTGTGGCGGATGCGCAGATTCGGAACGCAGGCCTCATTCGCAATGGAGATTTGTCCGTAGCTGCATGGGTTTGCATTGCTCTGATCGTAGGTTCAGCGTTGGCTTCGGCAATTACTTTCTACGCGATCCGAAAAGAACGTGGAGGGAAACATGGAGTGCATCAAGTGTAAAAAAGAAATTCCAGACGGCGCGCCCTACTGTTGCTGGTGCGGGAAAAAACAGGAAGCGCGGCGAAGCCGGACGCGCGGGAACGGGCAAGGAAGCGCTTACCAGCGAGGGAAGACGTGGACGGCGCGTTGGACAGAAAGAACTTACCTAGACGAGAACGACAAGCTTCGGCAAAAGATGCGAACAAAAGGCGGGTTTACATCAAAGCGCGCCGCCCTCCAATATGCCGCAAACCCTCCGAAGGAAGAGCAGCGAAGCCCCACTCTCAGAGAATACTACAAAACATATCTGCGTGGGGATTATCTATCCTTATCGGCTGATCGTCAGGGCGCGGCAGAAAAGGCATTCGAGCGCATGAGAGAAATCGCCGACCGTGAGATCGACGCGCTTACCATCGCGCAGATACAGGATGTTATCGACCGCAACGCCAGCACCTATTACACACGGAAAGATATGAAAACCGTCCTCTCCCACTGTTATAACCTCGCAATCGCAGAAAAGCAAACAACCGTGAATCTTGCAAAGTACATAAAGCTTCCGGAATTGGAAGAGAAGTCGCCGGAACCGTTTACCGACGCCGACGTAAAAAAGCTATGGGAAGCGTATGCAAAAGACCACTTCGTTGGGTTTATTTTAACGATGATTTATACCGGCATGATGCCCGGTGAGCTTCTGAAACTCAAGAAAGATATGATTGACTTTGAAAAGAATGAGATCGTCCGAGGCGGCATAAAGACAAAGAAGCGGAAGGAAACGCCTATGGTCTTCCCGGATTTCGTTGCGCCGGTGCTGCATGAACTATGCGAAGAAAGCAAATCGCGCGTCGGAAATATCTGCTGCATAAACAAAGATAATTTTTACAAGAGATATTATGAGTGTTTGGAGCTTGCCGGAGTGCAAAAGCTACCACCTTACTCATGCCGCCATACAACCGCTACAGCCCTCGCGATGAAAAACATTGATCCGTTTACGATCAAGGAAATCATGCGCCACACGAAGATAACCACTACCCAACGGTATGTACATCCGGACATGAAAGGCATGGTCGATGCCGTAAATCAGTTGCAAAACGACTCGCCAGAGTGAATTCTGTATGCTACAAAATATGTTACAAACGCCAATTTCCCCAGTGTTTTCAATGGGTTTTTCTCCCCTGCTAAGGGAGTAGGCGTCTAAAAAGCGCGCGAGAGTTCAAATCTCTCCTTCCGCGCCAAAGTACCGATTTTAGATGTTTTAAATCTAAAATCGGTACTTTTTTATGCTTTTCACCCTATTTTCTGCGTATTTTCAAAAAGCAAAAGATCAAGTTATGACACGCTCTGTAACATAAAATTATTTTCCGTATGCTACATTGTATGCTACAGATTCAGCGCAATGCGAGGGGACTCCCCTATTTTTTGCTACATGGACTTTATTTTCCGAAGCATAGAATCATAGACTTTTCGGTTCACAAGCGATAATGTGTCCATAAGTTCATCAACGACCGCCCAAGCCTTTGCCGGGTCTTTCCCAGCTACTGCAAGCAAAAACTCACTGTCCCCGTACTCGCCCACGGTAGCCGGTTCTGCGGTCACAGGGGCGGGAGCGCCGGAGTAGTAACCCACATACCTACCGCCGTCGCCCCGTTCCTCTTCCTGCATCTTGTCGCGTATCACATAAAGATCTGCCAGTTTGGCATAATTGGGATAGCTGGATTCCTCATATTCCAGCCGCGCTATCTCCTTGCGGATCTCGGCTTTATCCAGCATATCGCGCCTCCTTATGCCCGCTCGATCTGCTCCATGCAGCGGCGGATCGCGTCACGGGTTTTATCGTCGTCCGCGTAGCGCATCATATCCTCCAGCTGCGCATGCATATGCTCGCGGGCGTCTGTGCGGCTATAGCGGCCCATTGCGTCGCGGCGTCGGCCACGGTAAGAGCTGCCCCGTCCATATGTACCGCGCATATCCGCCTCCCACTCGCCATCGCGGGAATAGCTGCCGTCTTCAGCCATCTCGATCTTGTAGGTATTCTTGATGGAGCTCGTCAGCTTCTGGATCGCGTCCAGATCGCCCGCAGACATTTCGCGCTTGTCGGCGATTTCGTCAAGCTCTTTGCAGAGCATTTCACGCAGGTTTTTCAAATCGTACATATTGCATTCTCCTTTCACGATACGCGCTCGACGATCATATTGCTATTTGCGAAACTGATCGCCTGCGCGCTGGTGTTCTTCGCCGCTACAGTTAGGCAGCAGCCGCGCGGGACTTCCACGAATGCGGAAACGAAGATGTTGAAATAGTTCTCAACAGCCGCAGGGGTTACGATCGCTGTGGCGCTGCTCAGAGGTTCGCCGTTGATTGCAAGCGCAGCGGTAATGGCACCTACTGTTCCGCCTGTAGGGACGGCGATATTCGCACCAAAGGATACGCGGAACTTCGCCTTGCATTGCTGCGTAAGCCCGCGCAGCGTAACGAGCCCGCTTCCTTCTCGATGTACGATGCACGGCTTTCCGCAAGCCGCCGTGGAGATCAGAGGGACGTTCTGCCCAGCGGCGACAGTTTGAATCCCGGATGATGTAAATTCAGCCATAAAATCATTCCTTTCTAAAAGTATCGAATTCGGCGCAGTTAAAATTAGCGGCGGGACGATTGCCCCGCCGCGTTGCTGTCGAGTATCGGCAATGGGGCCGATCATTTTCGTGAGGCCACGAAAAAGCTCTACGATGTGGAGTTGTTACGCGCAGTTGCCGCAGCCGTAGTTGTAACCGCTGTTGCAGCAGTACGGATTCGCGACAACATAGGCCGGGCTGGGGCTCGGGCGAAGCGTGGAAACAAGGTAATTGTTCTGCGCCGCCTGCGATGCTGCCAGCTGGTAGCCGAAGAGCTGCTGGTTCTGCTCGGCGATCTTCGCGTCCTTCGCCGCAAGCTCCTGTGCCGTCAGACGCTGGTCGATGCTGCGGAAGCCGCAGTTCATCGCGTCGATGATGTCGCGGGTGGTGTTCTGCACGGTGTTGCGGGTGTCGCACGCCTGCGTCGCCATGTCATAGCGCACCTGGGCGATTGCAGCGCGGTTTTCGCAGCAGCACTCCTGTGCCTGCATCGCCATGTTGTTCAGCTGCTGCATAAGCGCGGCCTGCTGATTACAACGAGAAAGTTCGGCGTTCTGGAAACCGCTGTTGAGGGCCTGCGTGGTCGTAGCAAAGCCGCCAGTAATGGCATTGTTCAGGGCAAACGTGGAATCGCAAATGCCGTTTGCCATACTGTCAAGTTTACGCTCAACACTTGCGAAATCGGACGTCAGCACGTAACCGTCCATCACGCCGCCGCTGCCATTGCCGCCCCAGCCGTTGCCGTTGCGTCCCCAGCCGAACAAAAACAGCACAATGATCCAGATCCAGTTATCACCCCACATCCCCATACCGCCGCCGTAGTTATTGGCAGGCTGGACGGGCATAGTCGGCTGAATGCCGCCATCAGTAAGACTCATAAAATTCTCCTTTCGTAGATTTTGAAATTTATCTCAATCGTGGCCACGAATTAAGATTCATTTTATCCGAGCAGCTGCCGGAATTGCACAGCCATTTGCTGCATTTGATTCAGCTGCTGCTGCGTGATTTTCCCGCTCTGTACCAGTTTTTCGACCTCTGCTTTCGGGTTGCCCTGAAACGTCTGCTGAAACTGCCGGAATTGCTGCACCATATTTTGAAACTGCCCCATCTGGCCGGGCATCTGCCCGCCGCCGAGGGCCTGAAACAGGGGGTTAGCCATCGCTTTCAGCCTCCTTTGTCTTTCTCACCGGTCTGGCGCTGGGTGCCGTCAGCTTGGCTGCCAGCTCTTCAAACTCCCTGCGAGTCACATATTCCTCGCTCATGTCCCTTCGCGGCGCTGCGGTCGCTGGTGCGGCCTGTGCGCGCTCTACGAGATCGTAGGTTGTCATGGCCGGTTTCCCGCTTGCGTCGGCCTTTTTTACATACACGATTGGCGCGTTCATATCCCAAAGCGTTACCGCGTTGTTTGGCGCGACGATAAAGTCGTTCGCCGCCTGCTCGTTCGGAATCCAGATGATCGACTGGTTCTGCGGCTGCTGGGGCTGCGGTTGGTAAGCCGGCATCTGCGGCGCGGGCTGATACTGCGGACACATCTGCATCTGCGGCTCCTGCATCTGCGGCATGGGCGGCTGATTGTAAATCGGCTGCTGATACACATACGGCTGTTGTCCAAACATCATGTTTCCTCCTTTGCCCAATAAAACAGTGGAATTTCACTCCCAGAATCCCACGTGTCAAAATACGTCCCATCCTCCACGCACACAACGTGGCTTGATAACGCCAACACATACGCGCCGCGCGGATGATCTGCGCAGAAATCCGCGACGGTATAGCAGTCCGGGCACGTGTTCGGGATTACGTTCCGGGTAAAGCCCTGCTGCCGGAGGTAAGCGCTCCATACGCTGTTTGCGCTCGGCAGATCTCCCATGATGAGTCCTTGCAGGCACAATCCGATATACACCTCGTCCCAGCTCTTCCCGGTCGCCTTTGCGATGGCCCGGACGGTGCAGTCCCCGACTTTCAGCCCGGCGGGGTTTGGATTAAAATAAGAAAAGCCCATACCGAACACTCCTTTGATGTGTTCAGTATGGGCCTTTTTGCGGCTTCTTGTGCCTCAGTTGTGTATCAATTTGGTTCAAAATTGCCTGCGGATTACTCCACGGGCTTGTTTTGCTGCATATATCCGTCGATCCACCCACGGATCAAGGCGCTGGGCGTTGTGCCGTTTGCTTTTGCGGCAGACTTAAAATCGTCAGCAAGGTCGCGCCGCATCTTGCAGCTTACCAGCGTCATGTTTGTGGCGTCCCACTTGTCGCGGGCGCGCTTTTGGGCCTCACTCGGCATGATTCACCCCCTGTTCTCATCGCCACATGGCGACGCACTTCGCAAGCATACGTCCGCTTGCGCTGCGGATGCTCACCGTTCCCTTAATTGCGTCACCGTCCAAGCGCTCCGCATCTTCGATATAAACGTTCATAATAGTTTCATCCTGCGTGAACAGGAATCCGTCACCGGCTTCGGTTTCGGCCACCCGGAGAAAATCCGGAAGTTCAACTTCGGCGTGGAGCCAAGTACCGGGGAAGTTTTCCTTCGCCTTCGCCTTAATGATGATTTTGTCCGGAACGTTCCGGAAATCAGAATGGATGCGGTAAAGATGTGCAATCATTTTTTATTCCTCCTCTAAATCTGCTTGCAGCTTATCAAACCATGCTTCTATTTCCGCCCGGCAGTTGGCCGCGTACTCTTCATACGTTTCGAAGTCTCCGATAATGTATCGGATATTGGTAAGCCTGTAGATTTCGAATGTATGGATATCCGCGAAACGGTCCGCGATCTTATGCCCTTGTAAGTTCTTATCGTAAGGTTCGTCTCCTACTGGAGCCATAACCTTCGCCAGGATTTCCGTTTGTTTCTCATACCATGCGTTGCGTTCTTCCTGCGTCGAAAACCGCATCGGTTCCTGTGCGCGGCCTGCGTCGCGCCCGGCCTCCATGATTCTTGTGATTTCTTTTACGCTTTCCATTGTAAGATCCTCCTTCTCAGCGCAGTGCGTCGATGATTTTCGATGCGTTGGATTCATTTACGATCACTTCAATCTTCTTCACGATATCGACGAAGCTAATTTTGGAAGTGCGCGCTACGATTGCCGGACGGTTTTTCGCGAACCACGCTTCAACGGATAGCCCTTCCGCTTCTGCCTGCTTTTCCGCTGCGGCGCGGCCCTCTTCACTCATGTTTTCGAGCCGGATTTTATCTTCCGCCGCGAAGAATCGGGAAAGCTTTACGTTGCAGCCGGAAAGATCGGAAGAGATGAACTTGGTGCGCAGGGACTCTGCATAAGCGATCTGTTTTTCGGAAACACCGGTGATCTTGGGAAGCGGATGCTCGGCACCGAAATTCTCGGCAATGTACGCATTCAGTTTGGAAGCCGCCTCTGCCTTTTTTGCTGCGGCATGGCAGGACGGGCAAACAGTAACGTGTTCCGCAGCCCATTCTGCATAGGAATCTGCGTCGCTTCTGTTGATGCAAGTGCGGACGTGTTCGAACGTGCCTCCACAGATTTCGCATTTGCAAGTGATCTTCGCCTTTGCCATCGCTGTACCCTCCGTAGTTGGTTTTGTTTTGCTTCATCTTATGCACCTATTATATACCGTAATACCGTATATGTCAATAGTTTTTTCAAAAAATAAGCGCCGATTTCTCGGCGCTTATCTCAGTTATACAGTTTGCTCGATGTCCGCTGCATCTCCCGCATGATCTCCGGCAAGCGGCGCTGTACCGTGGCGCGGCCCAGAAACAGCTCTGTTGCAACGTCTACCTGGGGAAGCTTATCCACAAAATAGAGCTGCGCGATCTTCTCATTTTCCCGGCCAAGATTGGCCTGATAGATTACGGCCTCCATATCCTTTCTGGTCAGCCTGCCCAGCTCTGGCGGCAGCTTGGCCCGCGCCTGCGGCGACATACGCCCCGCCTCCTTACTTATCCTTGTGATTCAGCACAGCGATATTGCCCATATTGCTTACTTCGAGATCCAGCGCGGCGGCGATATCGCGCACCTTGATGTAATTCGTGCCGTTCTTCAGGATGCGTTCGACGGCGACTTCCTTGCCGTCCACGATGATCTTGCTTTTTTCTACCATCTCAGTCTCCTCCTCTGCATTTTTTCCATCTTCGAGTGCCATGACCGTATGGCCCTCGCTTACCAGCACGTCCCCGCGCAGGAGATTGGCGTCCGTCGTCAGATACTTGCTGCCGGTCAGCAGATCAAAGTCTCCCGTTGCGGGCCAATCGTCCAGCATACAGTAGGTGGTGCAGGAATTCCCCTGCTTTTTATAGAGCGCGGCGACGGCCTCACAGCCTGCGGCCACGGCGCAGAGCGTCATAAGGCCGGAGCAGTCCGTCTCCACTGGCTTTGTGATCTTGCTCACGTCCCACCCGACGGCTCTGGCGGCCTCATACGCCGTGTTCCGGTCGCTCATGTCGTATCCGATGTTCCGGTTCTTAATGGCCGCCTCGCACGTCTGCGCGGCCCGCTCGGCCTTTTTGCGGCTCTTGTAGCGCAGGACGCCGAGCCAGCGGCCATTGTACCAGTTGGAGATATTCAGCTCCCGCCCGGTCTGATTGCCGGGCTGCTGGTTGCGGCCTCCGGTTTCTCCAAGACTGGCCTGTCCGATTTTGATGCTCATGCCCGCTCACTCCCGTACAACTCGTGGTGCAGCTGCAGCACGGCGGCCTCGATCAGCTTGTCGATTGTTTCCACATCAAATTGAATGCCCTTCTCGGCAAGGAAGTTCACAACATACGCCTTTTTCGCCGCGCCGTCCGTCGCGGTGTACAGCTGTTCCGCCGCTTTTACGCCGATTTCGACGTATGTTTTGATGGTTTGCAGCTTGTTGGCGTCGATTTTGGTTTTGAGCCACGGGATCAAAAACGCCGAAACGAGCGCGCTGATGAGCGCGATCACTGCCGAGATGATCTGTGTGTAGTCCATATGTATGCTCCTTTCAATCTTTCAGCACGATCTCCGCGATGCGTGCTGCCGCTTCCGGGCCGTATTTCTCGGCCCATTTGTCCATGTATTTCTGCGCGTACTTCGCGCGGTTCTCGTTTTTGGCCTTCCAGAGGTAAAAGCCGCTGGAAGCCGTCGTTTCGGCCAGCACCGCAAGCGTGATCTCCGTCAGATCTGCGCCTGCCGCGCAGGCGATGATGAGCGCGAGGCTGACGAGCGCGCTGCAAATCAGCCATTTCTTACTAAACTCCATTGCTATGTCCGCATTGCGCCTCCAGCTGGTGCAGAAATTTTTTCACGTCGCCGTTCCCGCCCATTTTTTTATACTTTTCTCCGGCGATCAGGCGTTCTGCCATTGGCATTTCCTCGCTCATGATCGTGAGGCGGAGGATCGCCAGATACTGCTCGTTCTGATGCTCCTGCATTTTCCCGAGCTTTTTGTCAATCTCGCCGAGATGCTCATCCTGCGATGTGGCCTTGCCGCGCTTTTTCTGTATCGCGCTGACGACGGCGTTTACTACCGCCGTCAGCGCGGACGAGCCGAGCACGGCGCAGACGAGGGTGACGATGATGGTTTTGGTGTCCATTTTTCTGTACCTTTCTCTTTTATTTGCCGGGCTAATCGTCCGCCATTTTGATGTAGGTAGTGGTATCGCTGGAATAGCTGATGCTCGGCAGCGTCGCGCCGCCGAGGGCTGCGTAGAGGGCCGGGTATGCAGTCTGATCGAAGGTTGAGCCATCGCACGCGTGCCACGGGGCAGAGAGCACGCGGACGGTTGTGAGGGTATCGCCGACGCGGTAGTTCGGTTCCGACAGCTTCCCGAATGCCTCATTTACCATCGGGTTCGCCGGTGCGTCGCCCGCTCGCCAGATCTTTGCGGCGCTCTGTGCCGTCAGCAGGTTTCCTGCTGTGAGCGGCGTTCCGGCTTCCAGCGGCTCGTCCTCCGGGCGAAGCCATTCATACCGCAGAAGGCTTCCCGCCGCGTCATACACCCCGTACCGGACGGCCCCGTTTGCGAGATCGTTTGTGCCGATTCTCTCCCGCATGGCTATTCCTCCAGCGCCTTGATGTAGGCATTGCTTCTTGTGTCCGTCCCGATGGTAGGGATTTCTTTTCCAGCCGCGCTATAATTGCAGTACGCCAGCCCATTCGATGATATGTATGCCGCCTCCCCGTCAGGCGATAGTGCAATACTGTCGACGCTGCTCCCCAGTACGTCTCCATATACCGGGCCGGATGCTGGAGCGCTGATCGCAATGATCTTTTCCGCTCGATCAGCACTTTCAGATTCGCTTGCGGTTTCTGAAAGCACCAAAAGCCCGTTTTCGTATTTGCCGTTCGTATAGTTGTCGAGCGAGTAGCTATCGGTTTTGTAGGAAACTACCTTCCCGTTTTCCCACGTTGCACCGTAGTCCGCAGAATACCTGTATACCATATATCCGCTATACATCGTGGTTCCCGCACCAGAGAAAGCAGCGTTCACCAGTGCAAAAAAAGCAATTATATTTGCCCCACAATGGTAAGCTGACATTAGGGCGTGATAGGTGTACGTCGACGGCTGGTTGAAGGACGGCGTTAATTCTTTGATGTTTACGCTGCTGACTGCCTCCCACGTCGGGTTGATCAGGGTTTTTGCCTTTGAAGTCTCCAGTATGCCGCTGGTGCTACAGTTCAGCTTGTAAAAGCAGTCCTTTTCTTCGGCGTAAAATACAATTCCGCTGATAAAATCTGGGATGCTTACTATTTCCTTTGTTGTTTGGTTTACGTAGCTGGCACTTACTTTTCTTCCCGTGTAATTGTTATAGGCTCCGTATTCGCCTCTTACTACGTAGATATACAGAACGTTTGGCGTAATAAACATCTTCAGTCCAGCGCTTTCAGGCAGGATGCCGCTTGCATATAGCGCAAACGGCGTATCGAGGCTACGTGTTGTGTACACTCCGTTTAACTCTGTGGAGTCTCCGGAAAAAACAGCGTAATAAGTGCCGTTTGCATACTGCACATCCGATACCAGCGAGAGTCCGGTCGGCATATCCGCCTGCTGCGTCCACGTCCCCAAATCGGGCGACGTCCAGAACTTTCTGTCGTACAGGCCGACCCATTCCCCATTCAGATACCACATAGCTACAGGCTGAATATTCGATGTCTTCAACGCCCACGGAAGCGGCGCGGCAGAGCTTCTGAGCACAGAAAACAGTTTTGGATACTGCTCCTGTGATACAGTGCGCCCGTCGCACGGGAGCCATGCATCGGAGAGGTCTGTGCGGGCGGTGATAGCGATGTCGCCGACTTTGGCCGTACCCTCCGAAAGCTTGCCAAGCGCGTCGTTCACGGTCGGGTCGTCCGGCTTCTTCGAGCCGGGCCAGATCTTCGCGGCAGTGGTATCGGACAGGAGATTCGCCTTGTTGAGGGGCGTTCCCTCGACGGTAGGCGCATCCTCGCGCTTGAGGTATTCGTAGTGATTGAGCGTGCCGTCGGCGTTATAGACGCCATACCGGATCGCGCCGTTGGCTAAAACCTGTGTTGGCTGCCTATCTTTCATGTGAGTAATCCTCCTGCGGCGCACTCCGCCGCGCCGGTGTGGCGAAAAGATTTTGCAACGTTGACGATTAAGTCTTCGCAGAGCGCAAGAATGCACTCGATATCATTCGCGCCGGTGTAGGTCAGGCGCGCCAGCTGCGGCACGTCCGGCGTCCCGGCAGGATACGCAAGTGCGTCGCGAATGTCCTGTATCTGCTGCCGGTACGTCTCTGCCTGTGAGGCCGTTATAATGTCCGTGACGGCCCAATCGGTTTTTGCCGTCCACGTAATGCTCTTGCCGCAGATCGAGCTGAGGCGCCCCGCCAGATAGTTCAGGGCGGTTCCCACGCGGTTGAGATCAGAGGCGTTGTACGCGCCCTTCATCCCGGCCAGCCATTCCGCCCGCTCGGCCGCGGTCATGGCAGCAAAGCCCTTCGCCGCCAGCTCCCGCACCCGCTCCACGTCCGCCTGCGTCCGGTCGGTGACGAGGGTGTCAATGATGGTGCTCATGCGCCAACTCCTTTCGTTACGGCATAAATTCCGCCTCCGCTGAACGTCAGTTCCATACCGGTCTGCACAGCATTTTCGTTTTGTGCGAATGCGTCGGAGATTTTGATGGTGTCGCCGGTTTCGAGCGCTGGGTTGCCCCGGTTTTTCACGCTGTAGATCTTTCGGCGATTATACTGCGCAAGCAGCCACGCAGCCACATTCTGATAGTTTGCAGGCGCTACGCACGGGTTATTTACGCTCTTGATGTTTTTTCCGCTCCCAGCGGTGATTGTCGTATCGATATTCGCGTAGTCGCTCTTAACGTGCAACTCTACGCAGTCGACTGCCTCAGATATGGAAACACCGTCATAGTTATAAAGCTCATCCGGCGTTATTTCTCCCAATACTGCGCCTGCTGAAAGCTCCGCGATGTGCAGGTTTCCGGATCGATCAAACCACGCGGAGCACATAGCCGCCTGCGCCAATAGCCGGATCGCTTCCCGGCGTGTTGTTTTGCGTGGAACGGCCGGTACGACGGTTTTTGCTGCAGCCTCATCCCCGTAAATAACATTGATGTCGTATCCATCCAGAACGGACGCAACTGCGGCCTGAAGCTCACACGCGGTCGCGTTTCCATTCTCATATGTCGCACGTTCGAGTGTTGCTGCCATATCGTTTCCGATAAGCTGTGCTGTGACGCCGGAATCGCGTGCTGTAACGGACGTAAAAAAGAACTCGCCAACGTCTATGCTCTCTCCGTTTACAATGCATCTGGCAAGCAATTTCTGGCCATCCTGAACCACGGAGAAAACGCCGTCCGGGTTCAGAATGTTGTACCGATGATCCGCGTTGTCGAATGTAAAGGAAATCTGCCGGGACGGGAACGATTCGCAGGAAACGGATGCTTCCTCTATGATCTTTACGTCGGCCATTGTGTCGTTTTCGTAGGTTTCCGTCAGGCCAAAATCGATCTGCCGCAGCCGGGCGCGTGTCTTTGGCAGGAACGTCTTATCAAATCGAATCGTCAGCTTTGTGTAATTTGCGGCGGTCATGCTGATGTTCTGCCGCGCCTGCGTGATCATCTTTGTTCCGGTTGCGGCCGTCGATCCGTCGCTCGCATACGCGGTAATTGTGATCTGCGCCGGGTATTGGTTCATTTTTTCATCAAACAGCATCGCCCAACCAATCGTGGATACCGGCGCGGAGAATTCAAACGTAATTGTGCTTGCCATTTCGGCGCTCTCGTTTGATACTCCTCCGCTCCACCAGCCAATATGCTGCCCGTCAAAGCTATCGTTCGGAATATCGATTGTCCCATCCAGGACCCACCGGTTCAATTCAAGCCCAGCGAACTTCCCGGATATGGTTTCTCTGTCGCTGATCGTTTCGGCGGCGCTTGTGCCTGGTGCCGAATCCGATGCAGAGGCCGTACCGTTCTTCTTTGCCGACGGGTCGACAATGTAAAACCGGACAAGCATACCAACCTCACGCACCGGTGTAAACGGTGCGTAATTGCTCGATACCTTCTGCATCAATCCACCCCTTGCTGTGTCGCGGAGATCGTGACGCCGCACCACTGCGACACGCCGTCCTCATCGTAGATGATCGCCTTGTATTCCGGCTGTTCAAAAAGAAATTCTCTTGTTTTGTCGCCGTCTACATCCGGGTATGTCACGCTCAACACGTGTTTCGTGTTGATCATGCTGCGGAGCTTCCGCAAATCGGAAACGGATAGCCACCCGGTCGGGATTTTCAGCTCATTTTTTACGCCGATGATGTCCATGACGGTCTTTCCGGATGCCATTGTCGCGGTTGCGCCAATATCCTTTGGCTGAATCGTGAACACGAGATCACGCAGAAGGGTGACTGTGTTTGTGCCGTCCGTGATTTTAATTCTACGCAAGTGACACACCCCTTTGCAGAATTTCGCCTCGCAGCGGGTCAAACAGTACCCGCGCCAGCGTTTGGCCGTCAACGACAAGATTCACCTGTGTCAGCGGGTTCGGCTGATTGTTGGCAAGCAGACCGTTCACAACACCGACGGAGGACTTTGCCGCGCCGGACACGGAGAAGGATGTTGTGCCAAAGGTCATTTGATCCTCGATATTCTTCCGAACGTCAGTCATTTCGCGGTCAAAGCCTTGTCCAAGTCCTTCTGCCATGTAGCCGCCGATTCCGGCGAAGACTTTAGACGGGGACGCAATACCGAGGATGCTCTTGACACCGCTTACAAGGCCATCGACCATATCGCTTACCGTCCGCTTTAGGCTCTCCCACATATGCAGAAATCCGTTTTTGATACCGTCAACGATATTTGTTCCGATGCTGCCCCAATCGTATCCGAGGAACGTATCTACAATCGATTTGATTATCGTTGGGATCGACATGACAAGATCCGGGATTGCGCTAATAAGGCCCTCAATAAGCGCCATAATGATTTGCGGGCCGGACATGATGATTTGCGGAAGATTGTTAAGAATCCCCTGTACAATCCCGATAATAAGCTTTGGCGCAGCCGCAGTAAGCTGCGGAATGGATTTAATCAGGCCGTCGACGAGCGACATGACAAGCTTTACGCCGGATTCGATGATTTTGGGGAAGTTTTCAATAAGCGCGGTGATGAGATTTGTGATAAGCTTGGGAGCCACCTCAAGCAGCCTCGGGACGGCATCAATGATCCCGTCCGCCAGAGCGAGGATGATCTCAAGCGCCGCATCTACCAAATTCCCGAGATTGCCAGGATCGGTCAGCGTTTCGGCGATTTTGATGATTGCTTCCGTTGCCGCCGGGATCAATTCCGGAAGCGTCTCCGTAATGCCTTGTACCAGAGAGATAACAACATCTATACCGGTTTGAATGATTTCCGGCAGAAGCTCGACTATGGCCGGGACTAGAATTCCAATTGCCGTCGGTGCAATATCGCCCAGAACGGTAAGGATCTCCGGGAGCGCGGACATAAGCCCGGTAACCAGATTTGATGCGCCCTCAATAAGCGAGGGAAGGGTGGATCCGAGTATGCCCGGAAGCTGCGTGCTTACGGTTACCATCAGCGTAGTAATCGCCTCCACAATGCGCGGCAAAAGCTCCTGAATGCGCGGGATCAGGTTATTGCCCGCAACGACAATGGAATCCGTGAAGTTGCCCACGAGAGTTCCGAGATTCTGATCCGGGTCGGCGAGGCCGGTCACGAGGTTCTTCCATGCGGCTTTTACCATACCGAACGAGCCTTGAATTGTGGACGCGGCTTCTTTTGCGGTCGTGCCGGTGATGCCCATTTCGGTCTGCACGACATGGATTGCATCTACGATATCCGCATAGCTGGAAATATCGTATTTGATACCGGAAATTTTCTCCGCATCTTCAAGGAGGCGCTGCATTTCGGCCTGCGTGCCGCCGTAGCCGAGCTTGAGGTTATCAAGCATCGTATAGTTTGCTTTTGCGAAGCCCTGATATGCATTTTGGATTAAAGTCATGTCCGATCCCATTTTGTTGGCATTATCGGACATATCAGTCAGCGCCAAATTTGCTTTTTCTGCCGCTGCACTGGTATCCCCATCGAGAGACTGCAGCAGGGATGCAGAAAAGCTTGTCACCGTCTCCATGTACTCATTCGCAGACAACCCAGCGGTTTTATACGCGTTGTTTGCGTACTCCATGACTTTATCTTGGCTATCCTTAAAAAGCGTCTCCACGCCGCCGACGAGCTGCTCATAGTCTGCGTATGCCTGGACCGCCTTTGTGCCGATCGTGCCGATTGCCGTCGCCGCTGCCGTCACGCCGACTACCGCAGCCTTGCCGACAGTAGCAAGGCCGTTTTTAATCTTCTCGCCGAGGCCGAATGTTTTCTTCCCGGTTTCGTCGATGCCCTTGTCTGCCTCGGACGTATCGGCGCCGATTTTTACAAAAAGTTCAAACAGATTCATCTTTGGATTTTTTCACCTTCAATCCGCACCGGCGTACAACGTCGGCGGTGATCTCCTCGCAGGTTCGGTTGTCCTGCGGCTTCGGGCTGATGATGTCGGTATACTTTGCCTGCACAAAGCTTCCGCCCGCGAATTTCGCTGTGTTTTCCGTGATCGTGCGCATACACTCCGCCGCATAAATGCGAAAGGCTGATTCCTCGTTCTGCCGCTTTATTAAAATCGGCAAAAGGCGAATCAGCCCTCCGGCGCTTATTTTTGGAGCTGCCAGAAGCGCAAGCGTTACGCTTTCGCCTCCGACGCGCACGATTTGAAAAAATCAGTGAGATCTTTGTCCTCTGCCAGTTCCCGGATCTGCCGCATTGTAACGAGAACGTTCTGCTCCAGGATCGCGTCAACTGTCACGCTGTTTACCACAGCCAGAATGCTGAACGCGTCTTCTCTATGCTTTTTCAGGATCAGCGGGATCCACTGGCCGATGCGCTGCACGCCGATTGCGTACCTCTCGCCGACTGTCTGCGGCTTTTCGTCGTCTGTCAGCTTTTTCAGGCTTCCCCTGAGTTCTTCGTCTGACACGATGTTCAGCGCGTATACGCTGATTTCGCAGAGGACATCCGCCGCCCTGTCGGTGCTGAATTCCGAAAGTTTCATATCGGACTCCTATCAGGTTTCTGCCGTACCGGCCTTGATGTACAGCTCATACGGCACAACATCCTGCTTTGAGATCGAGTAATGCGCGGTGTACTCAAACGCCATTTGGCCTTTGTTCTTGTCGGCAGTCTTCAGCTGGAAGCCGCCCGTAGAAAGCGCATTCATCAAACGGATTGCGATAAAGCCGCCATTGGTTGCACCGTTCTTGTCAGAGTAGTCGCCGACAAGCCAGATGTCCTTGAAGTCGGAACTGTCCAGGTCACGGCGCGGAACAACTTTCGTTGCGTCCGTGCCGTCGATGTCCGCCGCCGCCATAAGGGATTTGGCAGATGTGGTCGTCACCGTGACAAACGTTCCGGAACACTTTACGTCCACGTCATCCAGCCGTTTCAGTTCGAGTGTATTCTTGGGGCAATTATCTACATCTTCGCCGTAGTCAGAGAACGTCGGTGTCGCCGCGAACGTAATGCCGCCGGTCGTTGCGCCCAGCTGATTTTCTGGTTCAAACGCACCGGTCGCCGGTGTGAAATCGCTCAGAATTACACCGGCGTTGATTTGCAGCTGCTTGAAGGTATCAGCAGGTATTTTTGTGAATTTTGCCATGAAATCAGTCCTTTCAGTTTGCGGTGATGTACTCGACTGTAATGTTCAAGTACCGCCGCTTGATATTTGCATCAGAATCGTCCCGGACGTTCTGGCACCACGGAGATCCGCGCTTGATCCAGATTGCGCCGTCGTCACACGGCACAAACACGCCGCCCAAGCCGATAGCGTCCGAGATTTCCTGCGCTTTCGCGTTCGGTTCTGCTTCCTGCGTGGTGTAGTACCACAGATTTACTGTCAGGCCGATTTCTCCGCTGTCCCACGCGCCTGTGATCAGTTCATAGGTCAGCCACGGGAAAACGGCGTCGTCCGGCACGCTGGACGCGGGATAGGCCGTCAGGAATTGTAAGAACCACGCGTGCAATGCTTTGTCTTTTGTCATGTCGGCAGTGCTTTCTTTTCAGCAGTGAAGTATTTCAGGGCAAAGCTAGCGGACTTCGGCGTCTGTTTGTCCTTCGGCTCGGACGTGACGCGGTACGTCTCGCCGGTCGTCTTGTCGCGGAAGAAGTCGTTATAATCGATTGGTACGGCCTTTTGCACAAGCACCGAGTAAACGCTTGTCACGCCCTCTTTCTCCGCTCTGCGCGCCTCCATGGACGTGTCAAGCGCCTGATAGTTCATAAACTCCGCGCCATCCGTCCATGTGGTGATATATCCGCCCGCTCCATCCGGTGTGCGGCTTTTTTCGAGCAGCACGCACGGGCGGGCAAAATCATCAAGTAAGCTCATATCAGATCTTCCTCCACTGGTTCATGCGCGATTTGAACGTCGTCTGCCATGTCACGGCCCCGCTCGCGGACGTGCTTCCGCTTGATCCCTTCGAGTAGCTATACCCGCCGAAGCTTTCCGAGGTGAACGGGCTTGCTGCTGCGTCGCCGTTTTTTTCCTGCCACGCCTTGATTTCCTCTCCCAAGCAGAGAAGCGCGGGAGGAACAGACATCGGCCAGATAGAGCCGTCAAATGTCTCGTCTGCCATCGCGTAATCCGGGTATTGGTGAACTCCGTCGTTGAAAACAGAACCCACCACACGGAAAAACTGTCCGTTTTGCAAAAACGGCAGTGTGATGCTGCCGTTTTCGACCGTGTACGTACCACTGATTCTGTCAGTTTCAAACCAGTTCCGAAGCACGCCACATAATTCAGTCAGCATCACACCGCCACCTCCATCACTTCGCCGTTACCGTCGCATTGCCAGCCTTCTGCGCCTTGTAAGTCGCATCAGCCTCAACGACTGTGATCTTCTTGCCCGTAGCCGCCGTGATATCGGACTTGCCGTCCCACGTCGACCACGTTCTGACGTTCTGGCCGTAGGTGACAGTCTCAGCCGAATCGCCTACCTTGTACTTGTAGACGTTGCCGCTTGCTTCCTTTGCGGGCGTTACCGTGATCTTCGTGTCGCCGGTTGCGGTTCCGGCTGCCGGAGTAACGGTCAGCGTGCCGAGCGACGGGGTCTCGTCAATGTCAGCAACGGCAATGCCGTCCTGATACTCCGCAAACAGGGTGAGCCCCATGATCGCAAAGGACTCGGAGACGGCGGTGGAATAATTACCCTGCACGTGGAAGCCGACAAGGTTTGTTTCGCCATCAGTTCTGTAGTCAAGACCGGCACGGGCGAAATCGCTGTCAGCCGGGTCGATATAGTACAGAACGATGTTTTCAACCGGCGTCGCGATCACGCGGCCGCGCTTGATCTCATCGTCGGACAGCAGGAAAACCGTGCTGTAGCCCATGAAATTCTTGATGTACTGGAATCCAAACTCGGTCTGAATGGTGATGTCTGCGCCACCGAGGTAATCGTACAGGTCCATCACGTTCACGAAGCCGACAACGTTTGTCGCGGTTCTGTGCATCTGCTTGAACTTGTTGATGACTGCGCCCTTCGCCATTGCAAGCGCACGCTGCCAGTTGGTTTCACTGACAGTCAGCAGGCCGGTATTCAGGTAATCGTAGAACCGGTTCGTGACGTTGGTCTGAAGCTCATACAGGAAAGCTTCATCGGTCATCGCGACTGCGACATCATAGCCGTATTCCTTGATTGCCTCGATGGAGACCGCCTTCGCGTACTTTTCGACGTTGATGTTCGCATAGTCCTTCTCGATGACAGTCGCTTTGGAATAGGGGATTTCTTCGCCCTCACCGACGCTCTGCGCGAGCGTCACGCTTGCGGTCTTGGATTTCAGGACGGTGCCCGGCTGCTTTTTGATGGGGCGCATAATGCCGAGAATGTCGCGCAGGTGCTGCCAGTTCCGCGCAAAGCGGGTTACAAAATCGATTTCGCGAGCGGTTACCTGAACGTCGCTCGTCATGGTCAGGTTGTTTTTTGCTGCCATATTATTCTTCCTTTCCGAACAAATTGAGATTTGCGGCGATTGCTGCCTGCCGTTCAGACGCGTCCCTGATTTTGAAGATGTCGTCCCGGCTCATAGCGCCGCCGTTGTTTGCGGGCGGATCTTTGGTGTCCGCGCCCTTCTGCTTGGTGGTAACAACGAAATCTGCCCACTCTTCCTTGATGGACTTCTTCAAATCATCGGCGTTCTTGATCTTTCCGTCTTCCAATTCAACCGAAGAAAGATCGGTGACCTTCAAAACCGAATCAATTCGTTTTTCGCTGATACCCACAGACTTCAAAAGTTCCCGATACGCGGATTCTTTCGCGCTCTTGGTTTCCTTCTGCATCTGCTCTCTTTTGTAGTCGTCAAATTCCTTTTTGACTTTGTCGTGCTTATCCTTCCAGCCATCGTCGCCTTTGGCTTTCAGGTTTTCAAGCTCCGCCTGTACTCCGGGGAGCTTTTCGGCGTCTTCCTTATACCGTGCAAGGTCGGTTTTCAGCCCGTCTACGGTATCGGTGTGTGCCTCAATGATCGTATCCATCTGCTCTTCGGTAAGCCCCATGCCCTTCAGGAGCTTTCGCGTCAGTGCCATGTTCTATCTTCCTTTCCCTTGTCGGCGGTGCTTTGCCGCGACAGAACAAAAAATGTGGCAACAGTCATTTCTTTGCTGTTACCACACTTATACCGTATATTTATGGCTCTGGGACGCAATCTTTATCCGTTTTTCATCTCATCTTCGACGATTTTCCGGTATTGCGCCGAATGGTCCGCTGCTGCGGGCTTCAAATACGGCTGTGCTTTGTTTCCGGCCGTCCAGTGCCAGTTCCCCTTTGCGTCCTGATACACCCACGGCGTAGGTCTCCCGCCCGGATAATACTTACCGGTTCCGAGTTCGACGTATGCGGCATATTCCGTGTCACTTCCGATGTATGCAGCCGGTTCCCCTTCATCTACGCGGTGCGTGATACTGTTCCTCAGATTGCCGGTGTCCACCGGGCACAGCCGCTTCGCGTACTTTTCAGCCGTCATTCCAATCTTTTCGAGGGCGCGAATCAGCGCGTCGTGCATAGCAGACTTCACTTCTTCGGAATTGTCGATAAAATCAACGTTCACTTTTCACTTCCTCTGCAATTTCTTTTAATGCTCTCAAAAAATCATCAATGATGTACTCCCCATTTTTCATTTTTTCTTAAGCCTTTCAAAGATTTTCACAAGTTCTGGATCTAACTCGCTTGTTTCCCCAAACCAATATGCCGTGAAGCTTTCTGCAACATATTCTTGCCTGTTGCTTGTAGCGTATGCGGAAACATTTTCGGCATATTTTGAAAAACTGCTCGCCATATCGAACCCAGATTCTTTCACGGCTTTTGTGAACAACCTATCGTCTAAGTAATGGCCTAGCTCGTGAACCATTGAGCCATAGGCATCAGGTTTGCTAACATTTGTCCTGCCCGTTTTCTTCAGCGCTTTAAGATAACGCATTTGAAGCTCTGCCGCTATGCCCGTTTTTTTCTTGGTTTGCTCCATTGCCACATCAATGTTTGGTAATACCTGATTAAGCAAATCTGTGTATTCATTTATGTGGGCTGCCATCGCTTTTGCATTTTTAAGGTATTTTTTGTTGAAGAACAAATCTCCGGTTCCCCATTGATACGCCGCTTCCGCCGTTGTATCTTTGAAGCGTTTTTCTCTTGTATTAAACGGAGTTATATTCCGAAGTTTATAGTCAACTTCATACTCGCCAAGAACTTCTGTCAACGCCCTGTTCATTTCATTTGCTTGTGCGATGTCGATTCCACGATAATCAACTTTCCCTGTATATTTGCTCTTGTAACTTTCAACGAACATTTCCGCGTATTTTTCCGCTTCATCGATAGTTCCCGCAGGGGCAAAATTAGGCTTTTTCGCACGCTTTTTCCACCCCGCCCACTCTGCGTATGTCATATTTTCAATCAGCTCATTCCGTCCGGTCTCCTGGTTCCTGGCGCGGCGCTTGCCTCCGGAGGTGTCGATTCCTTCGATCTCGGATACCAGCGCGCAGCGGCAGTTGTAAATTTCGTGCGGTGGTCCGTTCGGGTCGCCTGGGTAGCGGCAGCCGTTGGAAAATTTCTTGTCGTTGTCGACGATTTCGCCGTCGAGCATGGCGTGGGAGTGGCGGGTTCTTCCGTCGAGCGTCGACATCCATTGTTTTCTGCACTTGATTCCCATTTTCTCGGCAGCATAATAGGAATCCAGCCGCCCGGCGTTCTGTGCGCCGGTGACGGCTGTGCGGGCCGTCCGGATGGCGCTGTCGCGGTTCATGGTGGTAATGCGGCTTTGCAGATCATCCGCCATGCCTTTGATGCTCCGGCCCTGCAAAATGGAACTGGTAACGCTGGCCGTGATCTGCTTTTTCCCGTATGCAAGATCTATCCCGCGATTGAGCGCCCGCTTTTCCGGATAGTACGGCATAAGCTCCGGCTGCTCTGAGATCAGGCGCTTCACGGTCTGTTCGTCCCAGATATCGAAGCCAACGTCACCGGCGACCTGCTCAATGGTGTACGCCGCGAAATTCCGGTTCAAACTGTAAATGCCCGGCGTTGCATCGTTGACATACGCAACAGCAGCAACGTTTGCATTTGTCATGCGCTCGGCGACCTTATCCCGTAGCGCCTCAAAGCGCTTTCCACGCCCGATCTGCGCAAGCCGCCATTGCTTGTATTGTTCCTCTGTGATATCGTCAGCGTCCAGCCGCGCCTTTTCCACCGCGTCGCGCGCTGCAAATTTACCGAAGTAATCCCTGATCGTATCCGTCAGATCGTTATACGCTTCCCTGTATATCGCAGCAATCCGCTTTTCAAGCTTTGCGAGCTCTGCGTCTGTCATTTTCTGCCCGGCGGTGTTGCTTGTGCTCATACACTTCTATCCGCCCCGCCAAGCACGGCGCAGACGAGGGTAACGATGATGGTGCTCATAATATTCTCCTCAGAAGCAGAACGCAAAGCTTACGCCGAGGCTGTTTGAGGCATTGGACGCGCCCGCCTGGCCGTTTGCTCTGA